TCCTTTGACAATCTTAACTGCCTGTTGCTGCTTGGCTCCAGATACTGGCACAAACCCCGGGCGAACTTTGTATTGCGGTACTTGCTGTGCTGCTGGTTGAGGTTGAACCATTCTTGGTTCAGTTGCCATGGCTCCGCTTGGTGCGGCCTGCGATGTTGCCATGCCCGCACCCTGTTCAATCATGCGAGCAATTTCAGCTTGTTGCTCTGGAGTACCCATTGCCTGTCTTGAAAGATCACCAATCATGGATGTGGAATTATCTTCCTGACCTTTAGTTGACAGCTTCTCATAATTAGCACTCACACCGCTAGTCCAGTATTTGTTTAGACCTCTTGGATCGTTTCCTGCTCCAATCGGAGCATATCGTTTAGCAATGTCCTCAATAGACTTAGCGTTTGCGTATGGGCCTTTTCCTTGATTTATCCCCTTTCCAAGCAGACTTGCCATTTTCTCAATAGATGCTTCAACGCTTCCCATTTGAATTGGCCCAGATGCATTTGACACACCCATTGCGTTGTTTTTATTGCGAAATGCCGATGACTTCCCGTTGGCAGTTTCATGCATTGAAATTGCAGCAAGAAGTGCTGGATCTACTCCATATTTATTTCCCTGCTCTTGAAATGATGAGGCATATTTGCGAAGAGGTGCTGGAAGTGCGGATTCGTTAATTGCACCACCAACTTGAGATGTCGGTGGCATGTCTTCAGCATATGCTGGTTCACCAAAACCCCACTTGTTAATATCCTTAATATATTTCCCAGCATCTGGATCGAAAAACATTCCCTTATTTTTGTCGTAAGGTATGTCCTTTTTAAATGTCTGTCCATCTGGAGAAGTAATGGTTGCTTCTTTGAGATCAAATGTTGGTTTTGCGCCTTGCATAGCACTAAACTCAGTTGCTCTAGTGCGCCTTTCCTGCATTCCAAGCTGTTGTTGCTTGTAGATAGCATCAGCCATTGCCTGTTCTTGCTTGAGCGACATGTTGGAGCGATTCCTCATCTCACCGACACCCATGTTAATGAGGTTTGCAACCACCTCAGCTTCAGCGGCACGGTCAGAGAGTGGAATGTTTTCGTCTCTCATCCGCTCCTTTACTCCTTGTAGAGATGGAGCAAGGTCTGGGAATAATTGAAGTGCAGCGTCAATTTGAAGCCCACTTTGTTTGACTAGCTTCTTCTTCTCACCCTGCTGCTTGAAGTAGTCGCCTACTTGGCCAGCAACATTACCAATAGCAGTACCAAGATTCTGCATTCCCTGTGCTTGGATCTCCGCAGCCCTTGTGAAGCCAGAGTAATCCTGCACAAACATCCGTGGGTCTACACCAGCTCCTAGCATCTGTCCTTGTCCGTATGGCATATTATTATTTTAAACCTCCAATTGCACTTCCAATACCTTGAAACAATCCAGCAGAATAGGATGCGCGAGCTTGTGCGTTAGCTGCATTAGCATTAACAATGTTCTGTCTTTGAGCCGCACCAAGGTTAAGCGCAGAACCAACATCAAAGAGTTGAGGCTTACCAGCACCGATTGCGTCAAGTCCAAGACCCATCATTTGGTTGCCAACTTGATACGAGAGTGGCTGGCTTCCAAGAAGCTGGAGTCCCGGTGCGGTGTAGAACTGACCTGCAAGATTGAACGCTTGTTGTCCAGCCTGTGCCGCTTCTGCTCGCTTCCGCGCCATGATGTCCTCACGGCCCATGATCTCGGAGGCAATAGCAGCATTTCCTCCAATCCGACCAGCGGCCTGTGCGCCCTCTCTAGCGGTTTGCTGATACATGCGTTGTTGTTCTGGAGTAACACCTTGTGCAGCGGCATATGCTCGCTGTGACTCCTGTTGAGCTTGTTGCACCGCGCTGGCCTGTTCTGGTGATAGACCCGCCATTAATCCACGAGTAAGCCCAGCCTGACTTGTCATCTGACCAAGTTCAGCCTCACGCGCGGCCCCAAGTTGTTGTGCCGCACCTTGTGTAAATTGCGGGGAAAGACCAAGCATTCCAAGTCCAAATTGGGAGACATCAGCAAGGTTTTGACGCTGAAATTCTGGGCGATATTGTTGCTCAAACGACAGGATTCCCGGCATTGCTTGCTGGAACGCCGACAACAAAGAACTAATATCTTTGGAATAGTCCGCTTTTGGAGCTGAAATTGATTTAGGTTTACTTCCCATTGGATTAACTTTCTTTTAACTTTGAATAAAACTTGTAGATGTCGTGGATTCTTACGCGGTCGCTACCTTTGAAACTTCGCTGGAATGCGATGGAGTCGTAGTTTTGAGTGTATTTACACAACGCTCCTCGCATGTCTCCGGTAGAGAACGTGACAAACAGGGTGTCTCCATCATCAACATTGACTGCTTGAGTTGGATTTCCACAGAACGCACTAAAGCCAATAGCAAAACAATCCATATCGCAAACAACAATGCCATGACATAAGTGCCATGTGAGAAGTTGCTGGAAGTCGATACCTTCTTGTTCATAAGTTGCTATTGCTTTGGCTAGGTGCTGATTCATCTAATGATTTGAACGCTATTGTGCAAGCAATCTATAGCCGTCCCACCTCCACTGATAGAGATAATAAATGAGCACTTTTCGTTGTAACTGAATCCAGTAAGTATCCTGTTTGCATTAGATGCCGAAAAAACTCCAGTTTCATTACACGCCCCAGATATAGCCAAGTTAGAATCTGGCATAGCGTTTGAGAAATTAACAACATAAAAACCCGCTCCTATTGCTTGGTTTGATGTTGGTGGGTTTGCTGGATTTGCTCCAGAATAGGCATCGGAAACGTTAGAGATATTACCAGATCCACGGATTGTTTTTCTTTTGAGCGTTGCTGTACCAGTAGATGTTGTCGTTGTTGAACTAATCACTGTGAATGTGTTTGCGTCAGTGACAGAATCAACTAAATACAAACCATCAAATGGCGCAGTTCCAGTTGATACTGTAAAGTCAAGATAAACCGCGTTACCAACAATCAACCCGTGTGCGGTTGCTGTAATGGTAACGGTGCTGCTTAATGGATCTGGACTAACGCTTCTTTTATATGTACCAGCAATATCAGTATTTGCTTGGCCGTTAAAATTCACCCACGCCCTAGTTCCATAGATTGGAGCTGAACCAGACTGCGCTCCGCTTAGTTTTGGCGCGGTAATGTTTGCATCTGTAATCTTTGAAGTGGTTACAGAGTTGTCGTCAAGTGTTGCAACACCAGATGCTACTGTGAATGCCCCAAAATCAGAGTTAGACAACTTAGCAGGTGTTACATTTGCGTCTGCGATTTTTGCTGTGGTGACACTAGAATCTGTAATAGCAGCAGTAACAACGGAGTTAGATGCCATTTCGTTAGATGTAATTCCACCAGCAGATACGGCAAGTTTGCCCGGAGACACAACTTGCAAGGTGGTTCCTTGGATTGCGTCACCAGTAAATGTCGTTTCATCAATGATGTTATTCATCTTAGCACTGGTGATTGTGTCAGTGCTTGTAAATGTGTAGGTTGTATTTACAACTCCCATATTATTTTTGTGATAGAATTTGTCTGTTAGTGATGGAACCCGCCACTTGAATAGAGTGGATCTTAGGTGAGCCGATAGTTCTTGTCAATGTGATAGTCCCAGTATAGCCACGCTGACCACCAAGTCTGCATCGGATGCTTGCGGTTTCGGCCTCGCCAGCGGTGCTGGGTGATAGAATCTGACCACCAAGGAATGTGGTGGTGGTTCCTATGCTTTCGGCGGAGTCGGGGTCTTCGGTGGCAAACGCGATGTCGTACTCGCCAGTTTCCCCAGACAAGTTCTGCATTTGCACTTGGGCATCAGTAAACCTCTTGCGTTCAAGGGTCTTGAAGTCGTACCCACGGCTAGTCAGATACGAGTTAATCGTTGGGGTGACCACATCTGTGCTTTCATTTGTAACGCTCAAACGGTCAACGGACGAGTCTGCAGCGTCAATCTGGTGCAAGCCGCCATTGGAGCTAACGGCATACAGATTATTCCGCACCCCAGCACTCGCCGTGATGAAGTTCTTGATCAAAAACCTAGAATCCCCATAGGTATCCAGCGATTCCCAACCCTTGTTCAAGAAGTTGTAGATCAGAACCGCGTTATTTCCACGGGCATCATTACCTCCAGCCACAGAATCTAGCGGAACTGCGATGTAATAGCGGTTGTTGAAGTAAACCGCTACCGATTCACCCGCAAGATTCTTGTTAATGCGGTCGATATACGGCTGGATGTTCTTGGAAAGTGGTTCCTCCGTGCCGCGAAGGTTGTAATCGTTAAGGAAGGTCAGCCCGTAAATGCCCTCGTCGGCCAAGAATAGCATGTTGTTAGCCTGCATTACCACCGTCTTGCGAGCCAAGCACCCAACCTCGCCAGTAAGCTCCTTGACCACTGTGTCAGACAGGCTTCCTTGGGTATTAGCAACAATGTGAATGCTGTTTCGATTCAACACTACTAAAGCATCTTCGTAGAAGCCGTGCATCGCCACCACGTAATCAGCTGTACCGCCAGAAATTCTAAATTGGTTCGCTATCTGATCGAATGTGGTGGTGTCCAATAGGTCAGAAACCGCAATCTCGTCGGAGATCTTTCTGCTAGTGTAGACTGGTGCGCTAAAAGAACCAGATTGGGAGTAGTAGAATGGAACGAACAACCTGCGCTGAAAGTAAGTAGCCCAAGGAGCACCCGGTTGGTGCATAAACCCACCGCCTTCTGTGAACCTACCGCCAAACTCTACCTGCCCTGTGCTTCCGCTGGCCGATATGTTGGCGACTGGCGCGAGAAACTGGATGTTGGTTGTGCTCGCTGATGTGACTTGAAATTGTTTGCCAACAATCGCGGTGAACTCTGGAATGGTTGTCTCGTAAATTACAACTACATCACCAGCAAAAATTGTTAAGTTGCCAGTAATCGTCAAGGAAACCAAGCCGCTCGATACCGTAATGTTGTTGCCGCTTGTAGCAAATGTTTGTGGCTGGGTGTAAGCACCACCGGGGGACAGGGTAAACCCATCAGTCATGGTGGCTACCGTGGTTACAAATGTGGTGCTAGTGGAGATCCCAGATGCCACAAAGGTAAATGAGTCTTGATCGACGATTGTTGCCACCGTGAATGTTCCATTAGGAGGAGTGCCACTAGTAAGCCCAGCGATAACCACGGATGACCCAGCCGTAAGTCCGTGTTCACGAACTCTCATTGTCACCACGGTATTTGGACTAGCTGTCGCGTTGGAGGACGCAGAAAGAATTGCCCTGCCATTAGGATACCACTCAAGAGCTTGTTGCCCATCCCGCATGATCATCACCTTGTCGAAGCACTGCAACATATCGCAGTTACCCCCAACGGTGGCTCCCACAGGATACGGGATAGTCGTTGCCGTGTAGGGTGTCGTAGAAAGGTCGATCTTCTTCGCCAGAGTCTCTAGCGCAACAATGATGTATTCCTTGTTAGATTCGTTAGGGTCAGAGAACATGCAGGATGCCAACACATCGCTGGCGGCGGCATCGTTAATGTCGATCTGTGTAATCCTTGGAGTTGTTCCCAACGCCACGGCAGTCACCCCAGTAACAGGGAATGTCAATGTGTCCACGGTAGCCGCAGTCACAGCCTTGACCCCATTGTTATCCGTGCCAGTAAAGGTAATGCCGCTAACCGTAAGGTTGCCAGCCTCCCCAATAGCCAACC